TAAATACAGCATTTAATAACTGATCATTAGTGATCGGGGATATGTTAATATTCCACCCTAGTGTTTGTGCTAAGTTTTTAAGTAATTGTGATGGTATATCATTTTTAACATTATAATTAACTGAATTCATGTTGGCAAGAGCCGTAATGAATTTTCTTGTCTCATCAAAACTTCTACCATAAATTTGTAAAACCTTTTCCATTTTTCTATCCGAAGTATCAAATTCTTTGATTGCATCTGCGGTTAAAAATCTTGTTATTAAGTTAGTTTTATATAAATCAATATATTCAGCAATGGTATTTAATTTTGTTAAATAGTTTGTAAATTTTGGTGAAACAATATCTAAGTTCCACGTACCAATTAATGGAAATATTGCAACTTCTTGACCATATGAATATGTACCGTCTTCATTCTCTATAGGTACTTGAAAATACGCACTATAAATCGGAACCATGTTTCTATTAAGTAGGAAATTTTCTACCTGATCTAAATTTTCATTAAAAACTTTATTTACATAAAGTTGTTTTGGTCTTATTAAGAAGTTATCACTACTTGTTGTATTACTTAAAAATGGATTACCATTAACGTATATTTTAAAAACTGTATCTGTTGGTTGCGCAGGTATAAAATCAGAAACAGGATATTCAACATCATTTAAAAATAACGAGTATTTCAAATATTGAGTTGTAAAGTTTCTTAAATAAGAAACAGGAATTTCTCTTAGTTCTATATTTCTTGTGGCATCAACAGTGTAGTCAATACCAAATGGATTCCTAATAACTGAAATAGGTATTTCAAAATATGTTTCATCCTCAACACTATTATATGATGCATTTTGTACTGTTAAAGATGTAACAAAATTAGGTTGAGTACTTTGTATGTCTAACGCAGCCGGAAAATAATTTATTATATTACTTACCGAAGTTGACATTCTTTTTGTTAAAGACCCAAACATGGTAAAATTAGTTACCTGACTTAAATCAAAATTAGGATAAACCCTAAAATTATCGGCAATTAATTTTTTTGATTCCTCAATACTATTAATATTTAACGTATCTAAAGATATTGGATCAGAAAAAGATCCTATAGAAAATGTTCTATTTTGTTTTTCGGTAATATTTGTTGTAAACTCAAAATTTGCTTGGGTAAGACCTCCCCCATCAACTAATTGTAACCCAACTAAGTTGTCAGAAAAAGTGCCTTGACCGCTGGCAGGCTGAGGAGGACATTTATATTTATTTACCGCCATTATGAAGTTATATTTGAGAAGTTTTTACTAAAATCAATGTTATCACCTCTATCTTGTCTTACCTCATATAATAAATTATTAAATTGATCTCTAATCTCATAAAGGTTGTATTGTTTGTAGATATTGTTATCACTATCGTAAATGGTGTATATACCATCATCCATAGATTTGGTTTGATTACCGTATAACGCAATCGCCAATGTTGATATATCGTGTTCAACAATTTCAATTTCAACCGTTGTTGGGTTGAAGAATGTATTTGAGATTATAATATTTTGATCAGGTTGTCCAATAAATGGTGTTGCATTTGGTTTATTGGTTGGTGATGATGATGGTGATAACGTACAAAAAATCAAGTTTGTTGACGCTTCTACATATCTATATCTTATCGCTTTTTGACTAGTGTTTGTTAAATTTTCAACCACAGGTTCACAATAAAATGATGAGGTTATTATCCTAAAGAAGTTAGGAATTTTTGTTCCATCAGAATTTAAATATTCAACTCTAAAACCAACTAAACCTTGATTAATAAATTTGTTTCTAAAGTTAGATGGTACATTATTGATGTCTACAACGATACCTTTAACATTTGGTAATGCAGATAAAATACCACAGTCAAGAATTTTAGTTCTAATTTCCGCAGGTCTTATATATAGTGTGTAAATCCCTAATTGGTTAAATTGATCGGTTGGTAATTTAAGATTATATAAACCCCCAAGTATTTCAACATTCGCATTACCACCAGTAGTTCCATTGTGGAAATATGGTCGTAATACAGTACTAGCATTTAATTTTGTTAGTACGAAATTGTCCGTTTCGTCTCTTGATGGTGTATAATTTAAAATTATTTCTACGTCATCAGGACTCACATCAGCACTTCTTATTGTTCCGTAATTACCTGTAGCCACAATTATTAGTTTTTAAAATTTGTTTATCGTTTAAATATAAATACTCAAAATCATTGTTTTTCAACATTAAAAAATCCATATCCATATTTTTCTAAGTCCCCAACATTATCCACTTCACCAAGTCGTTCAACGAATTCTAATGCTGAATTTTTACCTCTTTCAACATATACATCTGTTTGAATTTCGGGTTGATCAACCACATTAAGCAATGCCTCATTTTTAGTTATCGCCGATAATATTAAATCATTTTGCGTAAATCCAGATGAATCAATGACATATATTGTAGTACCATCATTATAATCATAATAAAGAATATCATTAATTGTATATGCAGTATATGTATTTGTTGGATCTGGTCCCCAATAAGTCCCAACAGATTCTGATGTACCCGTAACTTGTATACCTAATTTAAATTTACCACCAAATAAATTATATGTTGGCCCATACACTCTTAAATCATTAACATTTGATTGTGTTAATCCTGTAATTACAAATGGTACCGTAGTATAATTAGAACTTATATAATCATTTACATTTGTATTTGAATCCCCCGAAAAAATGTAATCATAACTAAATGATGTATTTGCCCAACTTCCACCAGCAGGAGTAAAAGTCGCCACACCATTAGGATTTAAAATTGGTACATTAGTAAATGGTACCGTAACTGTTTTGGTTATAATAGATATCCCCCAAGGTGAAGTCGCCTTTAATGTAATTGTAAAAGTTTGATTAACAACAGGGTAAACATGGGTATATTGTGTTGGACTTGTTACAGTTTGTATAGGTGACCCATCACCCCAATCAACAGTATACGTTGAGACGGACAAAAACTTTTTAAACTCCGTATCCGAAGTATTAAAGAAAAAAAACGTGTATGGATTACTTGTTGTTGCCGAAAATATAAAATTAGTAATAACTTCTTTTTGTAATATTGCTCCATCAAAAACAGAATAATAACCAATATCAGTTGCAACCTCAGTTAAAAGGATTGGAATGGTTAATCCCGTTAACAGTGATTGACCATTTGTCCCCCCTGATAAAATCTGAGACATACCTGAGTACACACCCGTAAATCCAGTCAATGTCGTGGGGGTTACCGAAGTAATAGAACAACAAGGATCAGCACTATACGCATATCCGGTATTCTCAATATACGTAACTTCCACAATGTCTCTCTTAACATTTTCGGGAGATATTTTAAAATAATATTTTTGTTCTTCCATCTTACGGGTTTACATATTCATACCACAAAATTGGGAATCCATCAATACCAACTCTTTGTGTTAAATTAGAAGTCGCATAAACTTCATAAGTTTTATTTATATAATCTAAATTCACTTTGTAGTAAAAGTATTCATTAGGATTAAATGTGAATTTATTCGCAATGTTTGATTGTGGCGTGTTTGTCATTTTAACATAAACACCCAATCTTGCATCAAAAAATTTAGCACTCATATAGAATTCACTTATATCAATATATTCTTGTTTTCTTAACCAATATATATGAAATCCCTCTTTATCACCAACATAATCCAAACTAAATTTTGGTATTCTTATATCAACATTAGAAAGTAAGGTTGTTAATGATACAGATTGGGTAAATCCTTGTTGTACAGGTAAAATAATCGTTAAATATAATACTTGAGTTTTTTCATCATCAGTATCATATAAATCCAATTTAAAAAATGATTTAGTAAATGGTTTTGAGTAATAATAAACCTCATCAACTGTAAAACCTTCATCTAAATAACTATTATTCCAATTTGTACTAGTAACCAATGGTGAGGTTATAGGTGATACATTATCATAAAAATAAAATTCATAATTTATATTTGTTTTTTCAAAATTTAAATTATCAACATACTCATTATGAGAAAACTGAAGTACCTCAAAATCATTTACGGAACCAATTACCTCTTTGATCATTGTTTCCTGATAAACTTCAATACTATCATCCCTTCCAAGAAAATCCCAATTCATTTCCAAAGGAATATTAAGATACTGATCGTTCTCAGGTAAAACTATTTTATATTTATTCACAATCATCTACTATTGGTTCTGCTATTACGGTTATGTCATCAATACCCACATTATCACCTTCAGGTGTTATTCTAAAAATGGTGTTTACAAATGGGTAATGTTTACCATTTATAAATGGATAGTCAACTCCAACCCCATCGTTATCAACAAACCCATATGGATATATATCTCTCCATCTAAAACTATTTGATAAGTTTGAATAAAAAGCGTAATCAGGAATGTTAACAACTTTTAATGGGTCTCCTTCCTCAACATATGTTGAATATCTTCTTATTACTATTGGGTCATGGGGTTTATAATAATAACCAAATTGATTAGATTGTGGGGCATCTGTATTTAACCCAAAATAATTTTGATTAAATGTAATTTTTTGATTGTACCTCGAAATCACCCTTTCAGTTTGTTCATAATCATTCCACTCACAATAATCACCATCAATTAAGTCACCAGATTTAAGATTTTCATTAAAAATAAATGGTCCAACCGGTGGAACTGTTAAACTATTGTATGTATTAGTTGAGATATTTGTATTAGATAAAGGGTTTGAAACGTCCCACCAAGGATTGGGTATCGTATTACTAAGTGGTGTATTAAAATCCCAACCTTGTTTTAATCTTTTTGTCCACCCAAAATATCCTTTCCATACCGTTGTAAAGTATAATTCGGATATAGGTCTGTTTTGATTATCCCTAAGTGGTTGTACATCAATATCCACATTAAAAGAAAGAGAATATGCTTGACCCCCTTCTTTAACAGATGATCTTGACACATTATTTGGTGTCAACACCGCGGTTTCAAATTTAGTTTTTGGAATATAAATATTTTGTTCAAAACCAGCCTTTACTAAAACCGCATCTTCAGCGTTTGTTAAAATTTTATGAACTCTTACATAATATTCCGATTTAGTTTCATTAAGGTTACTTCTATTAATAACCCTTTTAAACGTACCAATGTTACCATTATTAAACGTTGTACCAATATATCCAATATTATATATGTTAAAAATATATTCATTACTACCAAAAGCCGGATCCCCCAAACTAATTACCTGAAATATACTTGTGTTATTATAAGTTAAAGATAGTTCAACAAACTCATTAACATTTAAACCATGTTTCATTGGACATCTAAATGAAATGACGGGTCCGAAATCATCATTACCTTGACTAATTATAAATGGTATACCATCTGAAGCAACCCAAGCCCAACTTGCGGTTGTTATATTATCAATAGCATACATTTGTCTATTGGGTTCATTAGTAAAACCATAACTGATATAATGTGTCCAATTATATGTACTGGCACTTTTATTAACAAAATTTATATGGTTATTTGGTGGTACGGTATAACCAACAATATTATTGTCGGTTCTTATAAAATCAAATTCAAAATATTGAGGATATCCCTCCCAAAGCACACTTAAGTTAGGTTGTATTGGGGGTAAGTTACCATTAGGAAACGTAGAAATTGTGTTAGCAATTGCATTAGTGTAATATAGGTTGTTTTTAAAAGGAGCATAATTTGTTGTTCCCGTATATGTATTTTTAAAAATGACCGAATATTTTGTCACAGGTCTAAAAATAGTCCCCCTTTGTCTTTCATCACTAAAAACTTGTTGTAACCCCAAATCAACATTTCTATCAAATTCAATTAATTCTTTTTCATTTTGATTTAAATCAACATTTACGGACAATACCGTATTTGGGGACGCTTTGTATCTCAAAGACCCTAAAACAATTTTTGTTGTGTCATTTACTCCCATTATATGTCTGCAGTATCAATATATTTTTTTATGAATCTATTCATCGCCGTTTTTCCATTATTTAACCCAAAATAAAAATGACTTGGAGCTCCAACCAAATAAACATTACCATTTACTGTGAATGAAGGCTCAGGTAATCCTGTATTTTGATTAAAATTTGTTATAAAACCTTGAGGTAATAACGGTAATGGATTACCAGGTTGTAATGCCGGTGTTGTAAAATAAGGATCAACACTATAATCTAAATCTTGATACCCTTTTTTGAAGAATCCAACACCACCACTTTGGTTAGGGTTTGTATACCAATTATTAGATTCCGCACCAAAAATAACATTAGATGGTTGTAATATCCATTTATAATGTGGTACCACTTGAGTTTTAGGGTGTCCATAAGCATCTTGTAATAAAGGCGATATGTTATAAATTTCAATTCCTGGCGTTAATTTTCTTCTATATGAATATTCAACATTTGATGATCTATAAAACACTCCGAATACTGGTCTACTTGTTGGTGGTGTTTGACCATCATCACCAATAAAAATATCCACATTACCATAATTTTCATCAATAAATGGACTTATTTTAAATTCAGAGTTAATTGATAATGCCTGAGCAAAATCACCATCAATTCTATCTCCACCTCTACTACTATTAAAAAATTGAGTTATACCTTTACCTTCCGAATTATTACCTCCGGTTGTAATAGGTATCATTCTTTGTCTAAAGCTTTCATTCAATATTCTTGATAAAAATCCAATTTGTATAATATCAGAATTATCATTATAACTAGTTGATCTATATTGATCACTCATATATCCCTTAAAATTAGGATTATTACAAATTTCACTTATATATGAATCTCTTGGTCCCATGTCTAATATTGTAGTTGGGAACATTATATTTTTATCGTTATATCCAGGTTTAAAATTAAGTGTTATCCAATTTGGTGATTGTGGTATTTCTTTACCAATAAATTCTTGTGAATTATCACTCCATGGTGAACTTCTATAATAAAAATTATTACTTATATTATTGTATACAACAATATCTTTACAATATACATAATTAGGTGTTGATATATTGGTGAGATTATTTGCAGGATATATTGATCTCTTATTAAATGATGGCATATATAACGTACCATTTATCCAATTGTTTTGGAAAGTTTGTGCGAATACTCCTCTACAAGTTGCAAATACTAAAGTAAACCTTGTTTTCCACTCCATAAACAATCTAGCATCATCACCAAACGCCTTTCTTATTAAATAATAATGTTTATCGTTATCACTATTATCTTTATTTAGTAAACAATAACAACCTTTAGTAACTCTATTTTCAGCAATAGAACATTGGTTAGCCGGTATAACTCCCACATTATTTCCACTACCTGAATAACATTCTAAGGAAATTAAACCTTCACAAGTTAATGTTTGTGTTAAACCTGTATTACCACTAAACTGATCTAAATTTTCCGCAATTTCATAAATACTTGCAAAACTATTTGTTTCTTGATTTATTACCCCATCTGTTTTATAATAACAAAATTTATTATTTTGATGTAAGGCATACGCAGTTCTATTACCAGGTGCAGTGTCAACACAAGTAGACGTTGGTAACCTATCACTTCTCATAACAATTCTACCACTATTACTAAAGTTAACACCTAATAATGAAGTATACTTGAAATACGCCGGAGAATATAAACCATAAAACTGATTAGACCCTATTGGGTATCCATACGTATCTTCATTTGGAACTGTTGTGTAAAAAACACCAGCTGTTGTAAATGAAGTATTAAATGAAGCCGCAATAAATGGTCCACCACCAATATAATCTGGTTGTAATCTTGGTAACGTAAAGTTTGTATTACCAAGTAAAGTCCATGGGTTTGAGGAAAGTAGTGATTTTTGTTGGAATGGTATTCCCGCCACGGGTGTATATGGGTTTGTGTTGGCATTATACGGGGTTGTCGTCGTATCGTCTGTTGATAAATAATAATATGGTAATGTTGATGTAAATCCAGTGTAATTTGATGGAGTTATATTAAATGTAAATGATGGGAAATATAAATTGTTTACTGTGTTATTTGATGTATTATGACTTAATGGTGCGGATCCAACAGGTTTAATTGGTTGGTTAAGATAATAATCACCAATAACCGTTAATCCCGGAACGTTCCATGTTGTATTACCAAAAATACGAGAAAGATCGTAACTTATATTTTGTTTTTCTGTATGTGGATCCACACCTCTAACAAACATTATTACCTCATAATTTAAATTATTGGCCAATGAATCGAGTGAATCGAAATTATTCACTTGGAGTTGTGGTATATTATTTACGTTATTATATGTGTTACCGTTAATAAATGTAGGTGGTGTAATTGGAAATGATATTGAATAAGATGCCGGAGTATTGGGTGATACAGATGACGGACGAGATATTATATAACTTATTTTGTGTCTTAAAAATCTTTCAGGAAATAACGTATTATTTGTAAAATTTGCCATTGTTATAAATTGTGACACAGTAACTCCCGTTATAACTTGGAAATATTCCATGTCTGTTGGGTATTTTAAATAATCCGATTTAGTTGTTGCCGTGACTGTATCACCAGTTTGTATAATATTAATGAAGACATTGGATGCCGCACCATTAGTTGCTGCATACTGTAAAGGAACTGATATTGGTACGACGTTAGCAGTTGTATTTGGCGCCGCAGATAAAACGGTTGTTCCTGTCACCGAATTATTACCAAAATCATTTAATGTTGCCCCCGTTAAATTTATATTTCTTTTTATAACTAACCCATTATCAAAATTAGGGTCTTGAAAAGTAACAATTTCCCCTATACCTAACTGTTGTGCTGTACCAGGATTAGCCAGAACAACAATAATTTGATCCGTAAATGTTGATTGGGTTCCTAAATTATATGGAGCCACACTTAATTGTGGATTTACGGTTGTCCTAATGACATTAGGTGAATTATTCCCAAAATATTTATCTCTTGTATTAAATTCATTTAATTTTTGTGGATAAGTTTCAGTTCTAGGAAATCCAAACCACCTATAGTGAACACCAAGATCTTTTTCCGCAGCAAATAAAAATGGTTGAGGAGCATGATACTTATTAAAAGCATTTGGATCAGTAGTAGATGAAAGTATGTCATATCCCGAAAATAATCTTCTAAAATCTAAAACCGCATCAACAACAACATCACCACCTACCTGATCATCTACCACTCTATTTAGTAATGATTTATACTGTATACTTGGACCAAAAGATCCTGCCGCATAAAAATACCCTTTATCATTATCATCACTATCTTCACCAGGGAAATTTTCTAAGTTAGGGTGATTAACATTATAAGCCGAAGATAAATTGACAGGTGCAATAAATGATGTTGATTGAGCGTACTGTATATTACTATCATCTAAACCGTTTTGTTGTTCTTCAATACTTGCGTTAACCGTATTTTCATCAATATCGTCATCTATTTCGGCGTTACCACAATCACAATCACAACTTGTACATTCAGGATAAGATAACATAGGTAAACCTAATCTTGGAAAATTATTTATCTTAACTAAATAAATCGCGGTAAACGCAATGAAGGCCAATGATAAAGCTAATTTAAATAATGCGGCTAAAAGTTGTGCGGCAACTCTTAATATTAACCCCGCATTAATAACAGGACCTCCCGGAATCGAAACTGCCGTGAATTCTAAAAGTGAATTAATAACATCAATTCCTTGTTGTACCGCCTGATAACCAAGATAAATACCTAAAACTATTAATAGATATTTTAAAACCGGCCAAATCAAAGCAATAAAATGGGCAATCCATAATATTATTAATATTGGTATTGCCAAAATATTCATTAACAAATTAAATAAGAAAAATATAAAATCAAAGTTTCTAATTATATCATTAACAGGAAATGTATTAACTGTAGATTTACAAGCTCTATCATCAATCTCTTTAATACCTAAGTGTTTTGCCCTACCAGCACCCTTTTTATATCGATCCAAGAACATTGATGTTGTATAAATTTTATTATAATTAAATTCATAAAATTTATCTTCACAATTAATTGCTTCTTGTATCATTTGTTGTCCAACAACAGTTGTGTTGTCACCATAATCATTCCAATCTAAACTAAAAGCGTATGACCTTAACGCATCAAATGTTGGTTGTTGATAAAAAGTATAGTTAAATTGAGTTAATGTTCCGGGGTTAGTAGGAACAACATTTATTGTAAAAGTTGTGGGAATTACGGTAATTGGAATACTTTCTAAATCACCAAAATAAGGGTTACCATTTAATAAAACCGTGAAACTTTGAACGTTAATTTTATTATCTAAAACTAACCCCCCTGTTGAGGTATTATTTAATGAAAAAGTTGATGTTAAAGTACCATTTGGTAATGTAAATTGATATTGTGTAGTAGGATAGTTTATTAATGGATCTATAGCTGAGGTTACCCATCCGTGTTCTTTTATATTTGGAACCAAAAAATGACCTCTTAAAAATGAATTTTGTAAACCTTGTTCATTTTGCCATTTAAATTTAAATCTGTATTTACCTTTAGTTGGTATTCCTTTCTTTGGGTCGTTGGATAAAACCTGTTCACCAAATTCATTTGTAATAATATAATTTAAGTTCATTGGCACATTTATTAAAAATGCACCATCAGTATCAATGACTTTACCGTCCTCATCCAATTCATGTGTTTCAAGAATTGGTCTTCCATCTTGATCAATATCAATAGTTTGTCTAATTGTTAGTATTTGACCAGGACCCGCAATTAACTCACATAAATTACCTGTATCATTTTTTGGTTTACAAGTTGTTGCTCTAACTGCATCATCATCAGTTGTTGAGATTAACGACCCCATAAAAACAGCGTTTGGTTTTATAGAAATATTTGCACTTGCAGTTAAATCAAAATCGGCTCTTGTAATACCTAATAAACATATCTCAGGTTCACCCCATAACGGAGCAACCTCAATAATTTTATTTAAAGTAACGATTTGAGGTAATTCACTAAGATTAGTTGATGTTTTAAATTTAGAACCATTAACTTGTGATTCAACCGCAACACCCGAATCAATTAAATCTTGTGGTGAAAGTGAAAAACAACCAATATCCGATAAATCAACATCCATTAATATTGTTTGAGTTCCGGTTGGAACACCAAATATCATATAGTCACCACTATCATTTGTTCTTACGGAAAATCTATAATACTTGTCATAAACCTCAACATATGATTGATCAGTTAATATTTCTTCTTTAGACGGGAAAGTCCCTGTTGCTGCATGACCTGTATATGATGGATCTTTAGGGAGTAAATTATATCTATACCCATCGGCACTAACATCAGATAATGTTTGATACGGATAAAGTTCAGAAATTATTGGATTATCTATGTCAATATCATCAATTGGAATAAAGACAGATACTCTAGCATTTGGTACACCGTATCCGTTATTAACCAATACTCTACCAATAATAACACCATAATCAGAACACATTCTATTATAGATGTCCCCTTGATTAATCTTAAGTGATAATATCTCTAAGAATTCAAAATCCTGTTCTAATTGAATATTTATTGTCTTCTCAGTACCAGGTGTTGTACGTATTCTATATGATTTTGGCATTATTTATTCTTTCTTGATAAATAGTTTATTTCCTATTTTCAAAAAATAATTCTTTTATTTGAAAAATAAATTATCAAGAGAAATTAATCGTTCTGAAGTTAAGGACATTAACCGTAATATCCTTGTTTGGGAACCTAATTTGGTATATTTGGGTAGGTTCGGCAAAGACAGTATCCGCAACTAATTTTATCATTTTTGTAGACGGGTCTTCATATTGTTGAGAAGTTTGTGAAGATGAGTATTGTCCCCCAACCTTATTATAGACAAAAATACCCGAAATAGATATTACCCCATTTTCACTTTGTATTAATCGTCTTATTTCAGATATATAAACATTTTGTCCTAACCCTCTAACCGCTGGGCTAAAATAAGCGGTAATAATATTAATAATCTTAGCAACAATAGACCCTTGATTTTGACTAGAATCTAAAACAACATCAACATCAATCGCTAAATCAATAACATTTGCCGTCTCAACGGAGATATAGTCATTAATCATTCTATAATTAGATAAATAATTAGCAACATTATTCTTAAGTGTGTTAGAAACTACTTCAGTTAAATTACCACTAGTGTCGTAAGATAACATTTTAATTTTTATTTTATTATTTTCTTCAACAATAGAAACTTTACCGGGTGCACCAAATTGTGATGGCATCGTTCTTAATGCCGATTCATAATCATTAATGGTTACCGCCCTATTTTGTGCGGCAAAATTGTAAGTTACATATTGTCTTACTTCTTCTGTTGTTGGGGGATTTGATCCACCTATAGCTGCAGTTACATTGTTTACTCTAAGTGAATTCACCACAGTTGAATTAATCGATTCTGACGGACCATTAACAAAAAATGATACCGTACCTATTTGAGTGATGATGTTAACCCCCAAGTTTGTTGCTTGACCTCCACCGACTCTGTATTGTACGAATAAAGTAGAGTTTGATTTCAACGCACTACCTAAAGCTAAATTATTAACATATTTGTTTAAGTCAAAACCAACACCATCTCTTGCAAATTCTCTTAATTGTTCTTCTGCCGATACATTTCCACCACCAAAGGTTAATTTACAAAATCCTTCAGGTGTAAACTCACTAATAAATTTAGTATTTGTTACAACATACTTTCCAACCTTTATACCCGGTTGATCGGATGGTTTAGTTGGATCCTCAATAAATACTCTATCTTCAGCCAAAGCTTGTACTTCATACCATCTATTCTCTAACCCCAAAAATTCTTGAGCCGAAGGTGGTGAAGTGTATTGTGTTCCATCCTTAAGTAAAACACTTGTAATACCTAAAACATTTTTTTCAGGTAAAAATAATTCAAAGAATGGTTTAACATCATTTGGGGTAATTACTCTTTTGAAAACTTTTGTTATACCATTAACGATAACTTCTCTTTTGGTTATTGTATAATTAATGATATTATTATTTGAATCAAAATTTGGTACTTTCAATCTATTTGGTGACCCCTCAGCATTCGTTGGAGATGCAAAATCAATATCGTATACTGTTTCAAATGGTTGTCCCGCACCATTTACTTGAGATCCTCGTCTTAAAATACCACAGTATCTTAAATCTTCTTTATCCCCAAAAGCAGGAACAGTAATAGAAAAATCAACTAAAGCAACAGATGGTCTTGATCCGGGAATCTTTAAACCATACGTTCTTGCAATATTATAAACTGATGATTTTTGTTGAGCGTATTGTAGAACAGTTTCTTGTATACTTCTATCAATCTGAAACTGTAAGTTATCAGTTACCGCAGCATTTAAATCTAATAAAACCGAGAATACCCCAGCATCATTAAAATTCTGAACAAGGTCAGGGTAATAAGTTCTTGTGAAATTAATAAGTTCAGTTCTTATTCCCGCAAAATCTCTCGTTGTGTACGATATTTTTTTATTCGCCATATACTATTAAATATTGATAATTACAAAATCGCTTGAATTGAAAGCGTTATTAGTGTTTCTATAATCAATTCTTACTTTTGCCGTATGTTCTAATTGAGCAATGTTTGGAACTGTAAATTCTTTCTCACCATATTGGTTTATATAAGTTCCTTGATTTTCTTCCCCCATTGAAGCATCTGTGATCTTAATGTTAGTAATCAGGATACCTGGCATATATTTACCAACCGAATCCCTTATCTCACTTTCAATTTCACTAAATGTTGGTCCATCTAATGGTTCAAAAATATATTCATACAATCTTGACCCAAAATCAGGTAAAAAATACCTTGTTCCTTTTTTACTTAATAATAAGTGTACAAGATTACTTCTTATTTCCTCATCACTATCGTTAGAAGTATCCAAATATCTACCAACGAATGAATCTCTAAACGGGAAAGTTAAACCATATGTTATTCCATTTGCCATATTCAATAAATATACTCTCAATAATTTTTGAATAAATACATTAGAAAATAAAAAATCCCGACTTAGCCGGGATTCTCTGATGATACGCAATCCATCTTACGATGAACACCCAAAACACTCAAACTCTGAACTATCAGGTTTTGGTGGTAAGTTCATATTTGTATAATCAACTTTTGGTGGTTCTGGTGTAACTTTTGGTTTATCTCTTTTAGTCATATCCAACGCCAAGTGTTTCGCCCCTGTCGAAATTGCTTTAGTTCTAACATAATAACATAAAGTTTTCAATCCTTTTTCCCATGAATGGAAGTGTGATGAGGTAATTTTTGATAATGTTGGGTTTGACATATAGATATTCATTGATTGTGATTGATCAATAAATGGTGCTCTGTCTGCCGCCATGTCAATAAGTTGTTTTTGCGAAATCTCCCAAATTGTTTTGTATTTAGGGATTAAATGTTCAATTCGTTTTACTTTCTTATTGTAATTCTTATCCTCAGGATCTAAATAATTATTAAAATTGATGTTTTGAATAGAACCTTCATTCATGATGATTTCATTTTTTAAGTCCTCAGACCATATTCCAATTTTCTCAAAGTCAGCGATTAGATATTTGTTTACAATCATAATCTCACCTCCAACCACACGTCTGTTGAATAACGCCGAGTGAGCCGGTTCAGTCATTTCAAAAGATCCGGTAATTTTTGCGGAAGATGCTACAGGCATTTGTGCCGTAAATAATGAGTTACACACTCCATATTCACTAACATCATTCTTTAATTTATTCCAATCCCAATATCCTGATAAATCATTTTCAGTTAACCCCCACATATCGTATTGGAAAACTCCTTTTGACATTGGCGACCCTTTAAAGAATTTATATGGTTTGTACTTACCTTTTTTACACAAATCATTACTTTCATAAATCGCCCCATAATAAATGGTCTCAAAAATTTGTTTATTTAAAGTTTTTGCTTCTTCTTCAGTAAAGATTAAATCAAGTAAATAAAACACATCTGCTAATCCTTGAGTACCAACTGCAATTGCTCTTTGTTCTAACCCACCTTTTAATCCTTTTTGTGTTGAGTAGTTATTAATATCAACAACTTTATTCAAAGTTCTAACAACTTTTCTAACCTCTTCAAATAACAATTGGAAATCAAATTTATTACTTTTAACGAAGTTTTTTAACACGATTGAAGATAGTGTACAGATCGCAGTTGTTTCTTCATCTGTGTATTGATAAATTTCATTACATAGATTTGATTGTTTGATTACCCCAATGTTTTGATGATTTGTTTTTCTGTTAGCACTATCTTTAGAACATAAATATGGGACACCTGTTTCAACTTGAGATTCAATAATTTTAGTCCATATTGTTTGTGCTGAAACTTTTTTACCTAACCCTATTTGTACCGCAGTATCATATACCTGTTCGTATTCATCACCATAACATTCTTGTAATGGTTTTAAACCAGCCTTTTTAATGTCATTAGGACAGAACAAATACCAATCGGTATTTTCTTTAACCGCCCTCATAAAGTTATCAGGTAACCAAAGTGCCGTAAATAAATCACGAGCCCTTAATTCTTCCGCTCCGGTGTTCTTTTTAATGTCCAATAGATCCAATATATCTTTGTGCCAAGGTTCAAGATAAATTGCTGCCGATCCAGGTCTACGACCTTGTTGATTAAAGAATCGTAATGACTCATTAACAATTTTAAGGTATTTTAACAAACCTCCCGCATATCCACCTGAACTTGAAATCCTACTTTCTTTACTTCTAATGTTTGACATTGATAAACCAATGCCAGCCGCGTCAGAAGAATACGTTGAAATGTCGTTCAAAGTATGTAATAAACCATTACGTGAATCTGAATTGTTGTAATGTAATACACATGATGCTAATTGAGGTACTTTTGTACCCGAATTAATCATGATTGGGGTTGCCTTAGATATAAGTTGATTTGATAGTGATTTGTAATACTCTACCGCCTCAACAAAAGTATCTGTAACCCACAATGCTATTCTCATATACATATGTTGTGGTCTTTCCACCGTAATACCATTAGGTCTCTTTAAAAGATACATTTCTTGTAGTGATCTCCAAGCAAAATAATCAAAATTATAATCATTATCGTGATTAATAACCGCATCAATTGTATCTTCACCATACTCTTTAATGGTTTCAATTAATTTTTCATTAATGATACCATCACCATAAAGTAACATCATAGTTTCAGAAAAACTAGGATTTGTCTCTTTATGATATGATGAGATAGCAACTGAAGACGCCAATCTTGAGTAATCGTGGTGACTACCGGTATATGATGCGGCAATCTCATATACAAGTTTATCTAATTCTTTTGTTGTTATTTCACCTTCAGTAGGTACTGAAGTAATAACTTTAATAAAAATCTCATCTGAATTTACGTTCAGACCTTTTGCCGATCGTTTAACACGATTGTAAATTTTTTGTGGGTTAAATGATACATTATCCCCATCTCTTTTAAGTATTTTAAGTGACATCATATTTTTTTTATTTAAAAATCTTCTTCAAATGTAATTGTTTCATTTAATTTCGCCTTTTGATATTCCATTGTTCTGGATTCAAAGAAATTACCTTTTGTTTCAACCGCAATTTGTTCCATGAACTTAAATGGTTGTTCAACATTAAATTCTTTACTACATCCAAACTTAAGAAGTAATCCGTCAACAACAAACTCTAAGTATTGTTTCATTAGGTTTGAATTCATTCCAATTAATGAAACAGGTAATGATTCTGTGATAAATTCTTTTTCAATCTCCAAAGCGGATAACAAAATTTCTTTAATTCTTTTTTCAGACGGTTTCTCATCACAATGATTATTCAATAAATGGATAGCAAAATCACAATGTAAATTTTCATCTTTAAATATTAGTGAATTAGCGTTACATAATCCTTGCATAATCCCTCTTGATTTCATCCAAAAGATAGAACAAAATGACCCTGAAAAGAAGATCCCCTCAACCGCAGCAAACGCCACTAATCTTTCTTGAAATGATGAATTATCTATCCAATTTAATGCCCAAGTTGCTTTCTTCTTAACTGCCGGTAAGTTCTCAATAGCATTAAAACACTCATCTTTTTCTTTAGGATTACTAATGTAAGTATCAATCAATAATGAGTACATTAATGAGTGAATATTCTCCATTGCTAATTGGAATCCATAAAAGAATTTTGCTTCAGGATACTGAACCTCTCGGTAAAAGTTCTCCGCTAAATTCTCATTAACAATTCCATCTGAAGCCGCAAAAAACGATAATACGTTCTTTACAAAGAATTTTTCATTATCCGTTAATTTTTCCCAGTCACGAATATCATTCGTTAAATCAACCTCCTCAGCCGTCCAAAAAGCCGCTTGATGCATTTTGTAATATTCCCAAATATCATTGTGTTCAATTGGGAAGATGACAAACCTATTAGGATTTTCAACTAATATTTTTTCCATTTTCTTTAAATTTTTTTTAATTGTTTTTTGTTTCGTCTTTTTGTTTTTGTTGTCTTTTTTCCAACAATTCTCTAACTCTTTGTCTTTGTCTTTCTTCTTGTTTTTCCTCTAACCCTAAGAATGTCATTGAACTTTCAGTGTCAATATCAATCATCGCATTATCAAATTTACAATTTTCAAAGACAACACCATCATCACCGATTCTTGATTTAGTGATGGCAATAGTTGCTAATTTCATTTCTTTTTGTTGTAATGTCTTTGCTATGGAAATGATAACGTGTCCAACTTGTGCTTTCTTAATAGATCCACCCATTTGGTCAGTGGTAACAACCTCAGAAGATATAGAACTTCTATTCCCTTGTGTTGCTGTCCATCCAACTAAATTAAGTTCGTGACACATCGCTTCAAATCCTCTCATTACAGATCCTTCACTCTTCCATTCATCCCCCAAGTTCTTATCAGGAACAACACAGTCAATGTAATCAAGTAAAACCATATCAACCTTCAAACCATCTGCAATCATCTTTCTAATTTGATTCTTAATTTGTAACATTGTTACAGTATCAGATGGTAATTTTTTCATGATTAACTTATTACTCATGGTTTCCTCAATCTCTTTAACTTTTTGGATAACTACATCTCTTTTTTCTGACAATTCGTCAGGATGTATCTTAGTCCAAAGGGTGTAATGTTTTCTTTGAATTACCTTTGGGTTATCCTCAAAAAAGATTTGTAATACGTTAAATCCTAAGTTAAATGCGTGGTTAGCAATTTTAGTTAAGACAGTTGATTTACCAACCCCTGTTGGTGCTAAAATCACACCGATCTCTCCTTTAGCCAAACCACCTTTCATTAGTCGGTCAATACCAGGTATTCCCATTGGAATTGGATGTCTGTAATCGTCATCTAACACCTGATCCATGTTGGAGAAAACATCCAAAATACTTGTATCTTTTTCTCCAACTTGTAATGCTCCTCTGACCATTTCTTCAAGGGCATCGTAGTTCTCAAATTCACCACCGTCAATGATCTTTTGTGCCTTACCCATTACTTTCTGTAACTCTTGTTGTTTACAGAACTTTAATGCCTTTTCTTGTACAAAATCCACTCCGTCGATAGGTGCATCCTTGATTTTCTTAATTGTGTCTAACACAACTTTAGACGCAATTTCTTGTTGTAATTCAGATTTTGTGATCTGTTCTAATGTTTCAAATGATGGTGTATGATTGTATTTTGAATAATACTCTCTGATCATTTGTACAATTATTTTAAAGTATTTATTCTCAAAATAATTGTTCTCAATCACATCAATAATTGAGTGTGAAAAGTCCTTGTCTAAGACCATTTGATTTAATAATTGTAATTGGAATACATTCCCCAAATACTCAAAATTTTTGTTTGTCGCCATATAATTTTCCTTCTGTTAGTAAAGATAAATACTATTAGTTTTGGATAAATTCGGGATAATAAAAATTAAAATTTTTGCCTGAAAAAATGTCAGTCAGGTCACTTAGTATACCTTTTAGTTGTGGGCGTAGGTCTACGGTGTATCTTACCTTTGGTGGGTATAGTTTAGCATCAAAAGTTCTCTGACAAATTGTCATGTCCCCAACCTTAATATATACATTAAAATTTTCAGGACCGTCTGTAATTGACGTATTTAACATCTCAGGGTTCTCCCCAATTTCATATTGATTGTCTAACATATAGACAATACTTCTCATCTTTAAATTGTATTGTAGTTTTTCTGTAAAACTACGGATATAATCGTAAAACTCTTCTGATTTGTGAGCACTTCTATTAAAACCTTTCACATTAAAAAATCGTTGTACTACGATGTTATCATTACACATTAACAAAAACTCTACCTTTGTTACATCTTGATCTCTCATAATTTTGTTTTTACTTTTTGTTTCTAAATTTTGTTTTTTCTTTTCTTGATAATTTCAAAAATGGTTTTAAGAAATTAACCCAATTATCATCTCCTTTTGGTAGGTATTTAAAGAATCCATCCTCCATCATCATTCTAATTAGATTTCTATGTCCTCTACCGTCGGGATCCATCGACTCTGATTGGTACATTTCAACTAATTCTTTTCCCTCATCGGAAATTAAAGGTTCTGATAAATCAACTATTTTTTGATTAACTACAAAAAACTCATCCCCATAAATCCCCTCCTTTGTTTTCCCACTGAGTAAATTCTGTAAGACAACAACGTCTTTATTTTCTTTCAGTAATTCCTCACCTTTTGTTAAAATATCGGTAAAAGAAACCTCTGAATCAAGTATCTCAGGAAAAAACTTAACTAAAGTTTTCTCACCAAGATAAAAGATACCATCGATGTTGTCTGAACTATCCCCCGTTAAGATCTTAACAGTTTTAATATTATTGTGCGGAAACTCATAATCTTTAAGTTTAATTTTGTCTCCGAACTTATAATAACGTTTTGCTTGGGGGGAATAAATAGATACCTTTTCAGATATCAACTGAGTTAAATCTCTATCACTTGAGAATATCGTTTTTTCTTCTTCTAACGATACTTTACAGTAGTGTGCGATAAGATCATCGGCTTCTGAATTTTCCGTCTCTAATTGTCTCACAAACATCTCTTCAAGATATTGTTTAACTCTTTGTTTTTGATTGGTGAAGGATTCTTCCTTACTTTCGTTTTCCAAAGGATTACGATTGAGTTTATATTTTGGGTATAGTATTCTTCTCTGTGATGAGCTTGTTTTACTATCCCAAAATACAACTACTTTATTGAAGTTTGTTTCTTCTAAGAATTTACGTAACGTATTTAAAAAGTGCCAAATACCTCCTACGTGTTCACCTTTGTTAAAAAGATCACGAGCCCCGTGAAATCCTATTTTTAATAAATTGTTACCGTCAACCAATAAGGTTTTTGACATTTTGTTTTACTTTAAATGTTACTACTCTACTTCTTCTTTTTCTGTTTTCAAATCAAAGTCACCATCAACTCCGATTATGTCTTTCCAATAGTCAGCATATTCTTTCTTATACTTTTCTATTGATGCCTTTTCTTCTGTGGTATCTTTACCCGGTAAAAATCCGTGTGGGGTTACAATGATTTTACCATCTTCAAATCCAAGTCCATTGATGTGGTTTTTCATAACCGACACTTTTGTTCTTGAAGCAAACTTAACTGTTCGTTTGTCTTTTGTTGCGGTAATCTTTGTTGTACCCGCACCTTTTTGATTCCCAAATAAGAATACCAAAGAAGAGTTCAACCAAATTGCCTCACCACCTTTAGCTTTAATTTTTGGTTGTCCAAATGGATTGTCAGGTAATTCAACCCAAGGTTGATTAACAATGATTAAAGTATTCTCGTATTTAGAATCCGCTTTACGAGATCCTGAAATACGTTGGTTAATACCCATACCAATTTTATCCGCCAATGTGGAAGCGTTATGTTGTTTACCTCCTTTACCTTCGTAAGTCATTTTACAAGGAACTGATCCAACTGAATCCCACATAATACAAAGTGAATAATCTAATTCACCTTTTTCTTGTGCATCCAATAGTTCATTAATGTAATCTGTAATTTGTTCAATATAACTGAAATTGTTATTAAACAAGAAGAATCCGTCCCAAGTTAATTCACCTGTTTCTTCATCGACTACTTCTTCACATTCAAACCCCATTATTTTTGAGTGTTCAAAGGACCATTTTTGTTCGGTAATAATGAAAACAGGAAGAATCCCTTTCTTTTGAGCATCAACCGCAGTTTTAATAAGTGCTGTTGTTTTACCAGTGTCAGAATGACCCAACAACATATTAAGGTGTCCAATAGCAGGACCAGGTAAACCTACCGCATCCAAGAAATCAGATCCAAGATCAAAAAATCTTTGTGGTTTATATTTTGCGTCTGAAGAGAATTTTTTCTTCAATGAACTAAAATCTGTTTTCTTAATTGCCATATTAATTGAAATTATATTTATGGAATGTTTCTAATGCATTCATTTTATCTTGTGCGTTAACCATTTTCTCAACCAATTTATCCATTTCCTCAATGTGTTGTGGATGTTCTCCAATACCAACAGGATTTGTAAAATAAACTAACAAGGTTGCTTCCGCTTCCGCCATTTCCGAACGATACTTTAAGGTCAATGCCTCATACATTTTTTCTGAAATCTTATTCATTTTATTTTGATTTAAAAATACTAGGACACCTTGTCTATGTAAGTGTCCTAGTATAAGTTATTATTTTAATTAGAATGGTAAATCTTCGTCTTCGTCATCATTTACCTGAGGATCTGCAACCTCATTAATTGATTTTGGTGTTGAACCTCCCATAGATACTTCCGATTCACTACTATTTGAGTAGATGTATTTACCTGCGTCTGTATCCCAACGAGGAGTTTCTCCTCTCGCAATTGATTCAAGATATTCAACAGGTTTTTTAGAATATACGTCCTCCCAAGTCAACTCATCGTTGATCCAAGTAGATGACTGTTCAGCGTCTTCATGTGTTGGTGTTGGATCGTCATACATTACGGTTTGAATTACCGTGTATGTTGCACCTTTTGGTGTCTTTGCCTTTGTAAGTTCAAGGATTAAGTCACGACCATTATCTGAATCGGTAACATCTCCTTTAGCTCTAAGGATTGGAATGATTTTATCTAAAATTCCTTCTTGTTTGTAATTGTGTTTAAATCTCCAAAATTTAACACCGTCTTCTTCGTGATCACGGTCAACCACTTTAACAATGTAAAACTTACGAGCTTTATATTGTGTTGCCAATTGTTTGTCTGATTCACGACCTGTTGACATTAACTCTTCGTAAACCTCGTTTAAAGGTGAACGTTCGTTGTCATTTTTTCCCGGATCATAAAATTTCTGCCATTTACCATCAACATTGATTTCGTGGAACCATACCTCTTTAAAAGGTGATGATCCATCAGTTGTTGGTAAAATACGGATTTTTCTTTGTCCTTGTTTTTCGCTGTCTTTAAGGATTGCTGCGAAATACTTTTTCATTCTTTCGTCCTGAGACATTTTTGAAGTGGATGATCCACTTTGTTTTGAACTCTCGTACTGGTCCAACATTGCTTTTAAGGTTTCGTTTGTCGCCATTGTATATATATTTATTAAAGGTTTACGTAGAAAATATAGTTATAAAAAATAGAGTAGTCAATAAGGTATGTTAAAAAAAGAGAGAGATGTTAATGTCTCTCTCTAAAGTATTATATCATTTCATCTTCTTCAAAATCGTTGAAACTTCCCTTAATTTCACTAGGGGAATATTCTTCAACTTCATCAGTAGTTAAAACATATTCATTTTTTCCTGATTTTTCCATGTCATCCATCTTATCATCAAAAAATTCACTTAGTTTTTGATTAAATGGCCCCGAATCTAAACTTCTAAGTTCTAATTTTTCTTCAGGTGTTTTTGGTCTAATTTTTTCAATTTTTGTTTCTAAATTATTTACCGTATTAACTAAATTATCCATTTCACCTAATTTGGTTTCAAGATTTTTTAATTGATCAAATAAATTGTTAAAATATTCTTCTTGTTTGTCAGCAAATGTTTTTTGAGTATCAACTAAATCTGTTATGTCAAGTTCTTCAGTTTCCTTACCCACCTCTTCAACATCAGGATCATTTTCAATATCAACAGGTTGTGGAGTATTTGTTGGAGGTACGGGTGCTTCAGGAGCTATTGCGGCTTCAGGACTTACAGGGGCAACAGCCGCCGCAGGATCCGGAGCCGGTGGGGGAGGTAATTCACCTTGTTCCAAGATATACTTATTAATGTTATTATATCTTTTTATTTCTTCTAGTATTTTTTTATCTATTGACATATTATCCGTTTAATAATTGTTTTATTCCAGTTTTAGTTTCAACT